ATCCAATTAAAATATTTGTACCATTGGGTACTCCAAGCCGTTTAATAAAATTTATATTAGTAGGCATATTACACTATTGTAATAATTAAAAACTCTGTATTTGTTGCAACATAAGCTATTGCATCTAAGGTGTTATTAAGGGCTCCTCCATCAAAACTTATAGTTTCTCCTGGTTTTAAAGCAACATTCTTTACACTACCATTAGCTGCACCTACATTAGCAATTGATACACTTTTTGCTCCTGCTGTTATTGTTCCTGTTGTTGTAGGTCTAATAATTGAAGTTGTTCTAGTTTCTGGAGCAAGAAATGAACTTGTTGAACTTGTAAATGCAGAAAGAAGGGCATCTATCCCTTGTAGCATTTTTAATTGCCAAGGAAAGTTATTTCCCTTGTTCCCGTAATCTTTTAAATTTCCTATTGACATGTTTTCTTATTTTAATGTTTTTTGTTTAAGTTAAAGAAATATAAGTACCATTAATATATGCTTTGCTAATTGTAGTTAATGTAACAGGCAATGTTTGTTTCCAAAGACCTTCTCTAATAGGAGAATTAGCTCCTCCAGATTGTTTTAAATAATGTAAATCTAATACGGTAGTTATACCGGCAGTATCTGCATTAAGTATTGTATGTCCAGTACCAGTGTCTGGATCAACATTTGGATCTGCCCAAATCCAACCACTAAAATGATTATATCCAAAAGCAGGGGCAAATGGTAGTTCTACTTTATATTGACCGGTACCAAAATTAGTTACTGTTGTAAAATCTATTTGTATTACAAAACTAACAAACAATCCTGATTTAATATAATATGAATTATATGTAGGATAAGTTACACCACTACCAGTAAAAGTCATACCAGTAGCTTGAAATGTTGGAGAGTATCTAATATACTTGTTTAATCCTGAATTTTCAACTTGAGTAATAAAATCAGCAACAGATATAGCACCAGCAAGATATTCATCATCTCTTCTAGGATCTTTTAAACCTACAGGCAAAAGAGTTTTGGCAGGATCAATCGATGTCACCTGTCTTTTACCTTTTATCCAAGAAATGAAATTTAAAATATCCATGATATATTATTATGCTATAATAAGGTAATGAATCTTAACTACATTGTTTAATGCATCTAAACTAGAACTATTACTAAGATTTAATCTGAATGAACCAGCTGTTATATTAGTTACTGATACTACAGGAATACCAGAATTGTTTGGACTAACTATATCAGAATACTCAACAGATACTAAAATCTTAGATCCAGCAACTACATTTGGGTTAGTTACTGTAAAATTAGTACAAACATCAGGTCCTAATGTACTGGAAACTGTAGTAATAATCCCATTAAGGGCCTTAACAGTTACTCCTGTTGTAATAGTTCCAGTCTGAGTTACATTTGCTGTATTATACAATGATTGTAAAGGTGCAGCATTAACAGCTAATGCTAAATAACCATCATCTCTACTTGGGTCTTTAGCTCCAACAGCTAAAAGACTTGGTACATCTGTAGGTAATGTTGTTCTGTAATTGCCAGATTTAATCCAGCTAATAAAATTTAAGATATCCATTTTGTTTATTTTTAAGTTGTTTATTTATATAATTATTTTTTTTTGTATTTTTTAACTTTTTTTGGTGCATTAGTTTTTGCATATCTATTAGCTACATAAAGTGTTGTACCTGTACCAACAATTCCTTGAGCTATAGGGTTTTTTAAAGTTTTTTTAATTGCATTTGCAGTATAAAAAGGAAAACCTCCAATTACTTTACCAGTAACATTTTCAGTTGCAAGTCTTGCTTTAGATTTTACAAAAGGTTCTTTTCCTTTAGGAGTTGCTGGTTTAGGAGTTGCTGGTTTAGGAGTTGCTGGTTTTTTTGTACCTGGTTTAGGAGTACCTGGTTTAGGATTTTTTGCTGCATTTGCTGCTTTATTTGCTGCTCTTGTATCTGCTGCTTTTTGAAGTCTTGCTGCTTTTTTTTCTGCTTCTACTACTGCGTCTGCTTTTTTTGTTACTCCTATTGCTTTTATATTTTTAGCTCTTTTTTTTATTTGACTTGCAAGTTTAACACCAGCTTTTGCACCTTGATAACCTTTAACTATACCTTTAACTATACCTGCTAATTGTGCTTTAGGTAATTCTTTTTTTGCCATGATTTTTTAGTTTTAAATAAATAATATAATATAATATAATATACAAAAAATATTTAACTCAAACAAATGTATTTACCAAAATAATAGTGTTCTCCAAACATTAATACTATTGCTCTGACCTATGTATAAAAATGATAGGTTATATGGTGTAGTAACAATACACATTCTATTACCAATAAAAGCTGTACTCATTGCTCCAGGAATTTTTGAACCAAGGTCTGCTATACGTGTTTTAACATTAAGCTGATACAAAGACCCTGTATTACTATTTTGAATATAAATAGTATCTTTTCCATCATATGCATAAGTAGTACCTGTTGTTAAACCATCAGCTAAAAAACCTGTAATCATAAAACCAAAGTCATATATTTGATTATTTATGTTTAATCTTTGCCATAAAGTTGTAGCATTTCCTGTACTTGCCCATAAATAATTATCATTGCCATTAGCATATGTCCAAAGAAGTCCACAACCAACTCCTCTTGCAGGTGGATCCATTATTACATAATTACTGTTAGTATCCTGTGTAGCTATTGTAGTAAAAGTTAAAGCAGTAGCAGTATTAGCTGTAATTGCTACTTCTATACCTTGTGATACACCTCCTGTAAATCTTAAACGTTTACCAATCCATTGACTAGGAACCCAGTTTTTAGTAGCATCTGTAATAGTGGTAGTACTACCTGAAGTTGCTGTACCATAACTATCCATAATTTCATAACGAGTAGTAGTATCAGGAGTAAAGGAAGCAGTACCAAACACAAGAGTAGTAGCATTATTTGCAGTAATAGTAAGTTCTGCTCCTAAGCCTGTACCTGCTGTAATCCTTACAACATGGTTTATCCAATTTCCTCTAATCCAGTTCTTAGTATTATCAACAATTGTTGTAGTAGTTCCTGATGTAGCATATCCAAATGGATACATATCTTTTGCTTGGAATTTAGTAGATCTGCCATAACTAGCAGGATCAAGTATAATATATCTTGTTGTACCAGTAGTAGGAGTAAATGTTGTTACAGCAGGTACAGTTATTGTATTAGATGTATTAGATGTAATTCTTCTTACTTGTGTAGCTGGAGTAACAGAACCTCCTGCCATTACAAGAATAAATTTTCCTACGTGTTCATTTGGATCCCATGTTTCATTAGCATCTACAAGAAGTGTAGTTGTTGTTGTAGATGTTACTGCTAAGGTAGCTGTTGCAGTTATTACAACATCAAATGTAGTAAGACCAAAAACACCTAAAATAGTATAGGTAACATTCCATAATGCTTCAGTTGCTCCAGACACAGTGATAACATCACCTGTTTTTAACATGTTATTTATTGCAGTTGTAATAGTACCAACTGTACCTACACTAAGTACATTAATTGTACAACCTGTACCGCTGCCTCCAGTAGTTGCTAATACTCCCGTACCATAAGTTGTACCACAACGTCTTAGTTCTACACCAGTTACACCACCTAAAGTGTTTGTAGCAGTAACATAACATTGAGCAGTAGCACTACCCGTAGCAATTGTTAATATATCACCTACTATATAATTTGATCCTGCAACACTAACTGCAATACTAGTAACACCTGTAACAGCTCTAACTGCACTAGTAATACCATATCCTATATCACCAGCTTTTTTTACTATACTATTACCAAGTACACCATAATCAAAATAAGGACCTGTAATCCACATATCTGCTTCCATATGGTAAGCAAAAGTTGCAGCATTAGCATTACCTATAAAATATAGAAGATTATTATCAGGATAAACTTCATATTCAGAACTAGTATCAGGTATAGTTGTCCATTTTGAATCAACTTCAAAGTAGTTTAACTTATTTCCTATAATTCTTCTATTTTGTCCAGCACCTGTACCACCTACAATTCTAATATTATAGTTTCTGTATCTATCTGTTTCTAAAGTTAACACAGTATCTGTAATACTTCTTGCTGCACCTGCTGTAACAGTACTATCAACTAATGGTGTTATTATATCACTTGTTGACTCAATTTGTACTTCAGTACCTATAGCAGCAGTAAACAAACCTTGATTCATTGTTTTCTGATACCAAGTATTGGTCAAAATATCATACATTTGAAATGTAAAAAATGGTGCAGCTGTTAAAGAAGACACTAGCCAAATAATACCTGTTTTTACCATAAATCTACTGTTTGCAGTAGGTGTAACATTAAATGGAGTAGCTATCTCAACAATCTGAGAAGCAATTTCATAAGTAGCATTAGTAGTGGGTATTGATCTAAATCCTTGGTTATCCCAAGGTTCATATTGTTGAAGAGTGACATCTACAAAAGTTAATGTAGTTTCTGTATTATAAAGAATATTTCTTTGTTCCATTTGGTTAGTACCAGAAATAATTCTACATGTATATCCAACCCATTGGTTTATTTTCCATTTTTTATTACTATCAGTAATAGTAGCAGCTGCACCTGATGTTATAATACCACTATCATGTATTGTTGGATCTTCAGAAATAGTTATTGTTCTAGTTTCTTGAGCTCCTGGTCCATAAGTAATACTGATTTCTTCATCTACAAGAGCTGTTCCTCCTGCCAAATAAGGTAACCTAAATTTTGTAGTACTAATTTGTTCTAATATTCTACCTCTTGTACCTTGTGTTAATTGACAATGCATTGCTAAAACAGTAGCTGTATTATAATAAGTAGGACTTAGAAGAGTTTGCCAAACATTAGAATATGTATCATGTCTATAAAAAGCACTACTTCTCATATAGTATATGTACCTACCTTTTCCACTTTGTGAAGTAGTCCAACCATTGTCAGCAACATTTGCTGAAATAGGCATATTCTGCATCCATTCCCATACGGGCTGGTCTAATACAGGTTGTAAATTATTTGTAACAGGCATAATTATGTGATTATATTAGATCTAATTCCGGTATTATAGGCAGTTCTTGCCCAATCTCTAACTTGTTCCAGTGATGCTACACCCCCTATAGAAGCAATTGCAACATTATCTGATCCAGATACATTTACTCTTAAATAGCCATTACCATCTCTTGGCCCTAATGACTGAGCCATAAATAATAGTCTTCTTAATAAAACTACAGATTCTTCTTCTGCAGGATTAATTATTTGATCATTTTCATCTAAGAGTTTTACCTCTTTTACATCAATATAGCTCATATTATATACCAATTAGTTGTTGTGTGTACTAAATTTAATGACGTGTAAGCATTTTTAATATTTATTTCTATTTGTTCATCAATAAGTTCTGGAGATAAAGGTACAATTTTTACTGTATTATCTCCAATATTTTTTATATTATATCCATTAGGGTTAGATAAAGCTATACTAGGCAGATTAATAATACATGGTGTTAACATATTTACATATATATAATATTCACCTACTGTAGGAGTAAAGGGACTTGTAGAAACTACAATAACTGTACCTCCACCACCACTGCCACCTCCAGGTCCCTTTGGTTTACCATCTGGTCCAATGATTTCTAAACCATTCCAACCATATACATTTCCGTTTATATCTACTACTTGCATTAGAATATTTGTCCATATGTATAATAAGTAGTTCCTGGTATATCAGAATATGCAATTATTTGATCACCATTATTTAATGCATATACTAAATTATCTGTTACTACATCACCAGCTGATAAATCTAAACTATATAATAAAATTGTTGTTTTGGTAAGAGATTCATATTTATATAATTGAACACTATATGCTAATGGATTATGCAATCTTATAGTTAACAACTTATTTAAAAATGATGTTGATGTATTACCTACTGCTAAGAATGTACCTGAACTTGTACTAGATAATTCTCCTTGATTACTAAATTCTGTCATACTATAATATACAAAAATTTAATGACAAAAAAAAAATTATAAAAAAGATCCAGCTAAGAAAATTAAGAGAAGTGATGCAACTATAAAGTATGAACCAATAGCTTCACCTTGATGATCTAGTTCATAGGCATCTTTAACACTATTATATATAGGACCTCTAAAAGAACTTCCTATAATCCATAACAAACATGCTATGCTTAAAAGTAATAACATTAATATATAATTCATAAGGTATCAATTCTACGTTGTAAATATACTAATGCTTTTTCTAAATCTTCTTTATTGTTAAAAGTTTTTTTACCAGCTCTAGCTAAATATTTTATTACATTTCCTAAGTAAAAATCTTTATCTAACTTCCAAGCTTCTAATACATTAAAAACTTCATATGTTGAATCTTTTCCACCATAGTATTTAGGACGTGATTCAAAAGGTGGAATATCTTTTCTAAAATCATGAACATAATTTTTAGTATTATGTTCTAAATTTAAACTATTTTTAGTTCTTTTATCTATATCTTCTTTAGATATTTCTTTAGAATTAATTTTATCAGTACTTGTTTTTCCAGAAAAGTACGGAAGATCATCTGTTATATTTACCATATTATTGCTATGTCCATTTCATTAAACATTAGTTTTACACTACCATCAATGTCAACTTTTTCTGCTTGTTCTAATTGTGGAACAGGAATATATACTAAATCTCCAACAGCAATCTCTTCTACTTTATCACCTATGGCATATACAGTAAGTTTATTCCATTGTTTCATTGCTTCATACATTAAAGCATTTTGATCTTTTTCAGACAATGTAATTACTGATTCTTTTTTTACAGGAACTTCAATTAATATTCTTCTTCCTCTTAATGTTTTAAATGGAGTCATATTTATAGTTTTAGTAATTTAACAACTGACATTTGAGCATTTAGTATTTCTCCTACTGCATGATCAAACAATAAACTTTTAACTGGAGATTGTGTTGACATTGTATAAGTAGTTTTTAAAATTTCTGTAATCTCAGAAAATTTTTGTTTTACTTCTAATTCAACACCTTCTGGTAATTCTTCTGTATCTAATCCTACTAAGATATCTCCAAAAGAATAAATTTTTGTTTCTTTAAAGGATACTTGATCTTGATTATTTTTATGAGATCCATCACAAAATCCATTAGGGTCTTGAGATTTTCCACATCCACATTTAATTTCATCTGACATAATATATTTGTTTAGTTTTTTACAAATATAAAAATATTTTATATAAAAACAAATATATTAAAATTATTTTCTAGAAAAGAATGTTTTCTTTGGTTGTTCTACCTTAACGTCTTTTAATTTTTCAATAATTTTATTTGCTTCTTCTTCAGCAAATGTTATTACTTCTTCTTCTTTATCTTTTATATCCCAATTATTTAATATAATACTCATGTGCATTGTCTCATGCATTATTCCTGTAGCTTTTTCTGTAACATTATATTTTTTAAAGGTACCTAAATTTATAAATAAGAATGGTTTGTAAGGATCTTTAGCTGTAAGTTTTTTATCTGCCGGATCATAATTAGTTAATCCATATATGTAAACACCATTACCTTGATCTCCATTTTTAGGAGTAGTCATATCTACTTCTTCTGCTTGA